AATGAACTGGCTCCTATCCCTAAAGCTTCCGACAATGATATTTTACCATCATCAACATAGTTTTTTTCTATCTTCTCAGCTAATTTAATAGCCGCAAGAATAGCTGTTTTTAAATTTTCAATACCTAATTTTTCCATTGTTCCTTCTTTTTAATTAATAATATATGTTAATTACCTTTATTCTGTTTGAAATACCCCTTTTTGGCGTGATGCATTAATGAACCACCTCCAAGTAGTACCAATATACCAATTGTGAATTGGATGTATTTATTGTTGTTTAAAACCTCGTATTTGATAGCTTGCTCCAATACTGTAGAAATTGTTAAGCAAATTATTGTCTTGTTTCCGTTTAATATTTTAAAAAGTTTTTTCATAAGCTTTCGATTTTCTGAATAGCTTTTAAATGTTCATTAGCTAATTCATATTGAAACTGGTTATTAAGCATTCTTTTACATTCGATTTCGTTAGAATAAAATCCATTCTCTGTTAAAATTGCTGACATTGAAGTGTACTTAAGTATATAAAAACTTGACTCTTTTATACCCCTATTGTTCCCTAGCTTACCAATTCTCTTTTGGAATACCTTTGCTAATTCCTTTCCCTTCTCACTGTAATAATGCGTTTCAATGCCGTTTATCTTCTCATCTGTGAAGCTATTCCCGTGTATTGATATTAATATACATTTTCGTTTTTTTGCGATTAGATTAGCTCTATTCACCCTTTCTTTTAATCCTATGTCTGTTAATTCTGGAACCAACACCTCACAATCAATTTTCATTTGTCGGAGCATGAAAGACAAATATTTAACTACATTCCTATTGAATTGATATTCCAATAATTGACTTCTATCATTCCATATAGGTGACCTTTTGCCTTTTGTATCTTCTCCGTGCCCGTTGTCTAATATGTATAAGTACTTGCTCATCCTGTTTTTTTATAAACTTTCTTCTCTAAATCCTCAACTGATTTTTCTAAATGCTCGATTTTATTTGCTCCCCTTGCTAATCTTTCCGCTACCTTGTTAAAATTCTCAATAGAGGTCTTATATTCTTCCAAGAACTCACCAAAATCATTTTTCATATTAACGGTATGTTCTTTTAGGATATTTTCCAATGAGTTTATTTTAACATCTCGCGTTTGAAATTGTTCTTTTACAACCGCCTTGTCTGCCTTTTTTTCAACTACGTCCATAATATCCTTTTTTCTTGCCCTGTTCAGGCTGTTAACATAGCCCAATACGCCTATCATTGTAGTTATAGCAGTAAATATTATTGTCAAAAAAACACCCCAGTTAATACTTAGGGTTTGCGCCTGTAAAAATATATGCATAAGCTTATTATTGCCCCTATTACAGATACGTATATAGGTTTGTTTATAAAGATTATCTTTTCAAACCATATATCTATAAAGTGAATTAATACTATTACTCCCCCAAGTAATGCAATGATGTTGTAAAATGCGTATTTTTTCCAATTCCTTTTTTCTTTTTGTTTAAAATCTAAAGATATCAAAGCCATTCCTATTCCTGTGCAGAATGTGACAAAATAGTTCATATTATGATCATTTAGCCATTCTAAATTGTACCTAAGTATATAACCTAACATCCAATGTAATGCTAATATAACTAATCCGATATCTGCTAATTTTATTTTCATGTTTTTGGCGGTATTCCTCCAGGTGGTTCTATTTCCTCTGGCGGATCTGTTTTCCTGTTTTTCATAATTATTTTATTTCTTTTAAAAAGTTATTAAAAAGTACTTTGTACCCCGTTTCATTCGGGTGCAAATGATCGCCTGAGTCGTATTCGCTTTTAAGCGCATCGCTTCCGTCGTTTAAATCTGTATTATTTTCTACTAAAGCAATATCAATATCAGATATTGCGTACACTCCTGCTCCATTTATTGCCTCATTATCTCCTTGCCATATCGCTAACGTTGTTGGATTTTCAAAAAAACCATCTACAGGGGTCATGTTTCCCGCCACAATCTTACATCCTGCCTTTGTGTCCGTTTCTATTTGTGTAACTAAAGATTGATAATCAGATGTAAATCCACTAACAGAATTACCCAAGTCATTAAGTCCTAATTGTATTAGAACATAATCAAATGATTGCTGTTGTATGGTTGTTAAAGCGTTCCAAGCTGCCTCCTGTAAGGATATTTCATCACCGATATTTGCAATATTAATCTTTGTAAATGCTGTGTAGTTCCAAAATGGCACGATTCCAACCATAATACTATCTCCAACTAGCCCAATAGCTAATGAACTGCTAACCGGTTCATTGTATAAATATGTTAAATATCCATCAGAATCATAAACAGGAACACCGCCAGATTTTATTACAATACCATCCAATCCACAATACTTAGCAATTGTGTATTGATTCAATCCTTCGTAATCAGACGAATAAACTAATATTTGATCTGAGTTTATTACATTATTGCCGCTAACTAATCCCTTCACATATAACATTCCCCTGTATGTATTGTTTTTATATGTAGTGGAGTATATGCGAGGGTGATTTAATTCGTCTTGCCTCCACCCATAAGGCATAGCGGCATCATAATAATTCATACTGCCGGTTGTAATATGTATGGTAGCATTTGATTTATCAAATTGTGACAATAATATATTTGTAGTGTCTGTATAATCAAAATCAACTAAAGAGGGGGCAAAATTATACTTGTTTGTACTTCCTTCGTTATCAGAGTTTTTTACGTACCCTAAAAGCTCATCAAATTGAGTTTGTGGTGATCCGTTTTTATAAGGAACATATTCATTTAATGCTCCTGCTTTTCTCCATTCCGAAAATCCATTATCCAACAACTCCTGAGACCCTTCAATTCCATATTTATTAGAAGGAGCATTAACCCAAGGAACGTGGGTTGTTCCTATATTGTCGTATTCATTAATCCCATAACCTGTTAATATCCATTGATTAACAACGTCTGTACCATTGTTGTATTTTACCCATGCAATATTACCATTAGTTGAAATCCGTGGACTTGATGTAATTAGCGCCCCAATACTTATATTATTTCTAAAAGATGCACTTACATCTCCTAACCATTCGCCATTGTTTGAGCCAGATCCACCTACGGCAATATCATCTACATAAATAGTATAAGAACTGCCATTGCTAGCCCATTTAATTTTATGCCAACCTACGCTTATTGCATCATCTGTTAGATACGTGTTGGAAAATGGAGTTCCGACACCTGGTTCTCTAGCTGTGATATAAGCGTTTCCAGCTGCATTTATAAAAAACGCAAAGTACCTTGTTGTTCTGGCAGGGTCACATGAAGAAAATACATCAATTAGCGTTGCTTGATCTACATATACATATGCTTCTACGTATCCACTTGAATCAGATGCGGCAAATGAAACTAATGATTTAGATAAATATGAGGTACCGTTTATAAAAGCAATGCTAGGTAGAATTTTAGCGTCTAACCCTTCTTTAGACTCGATTAGGTTTAAACCTTCCCGTCTTGTATAAAACAGGCTTAAATCATCGTAAAAAGGGGGTCTGTCGCCTTTCCTTTGTGCTATATTTAAATTTCCGTGTATATTTAACATACTATTGCCATAAATAAAAATCTAATGTTGTTAACTCTGTTCCTGTGTCCCACACTTTTTTTACATGTATATGAACCTTTATCAAATTCATTGCCAGAGAGGACACCAAAACATATTATTCTTTTTTTAATGGGTTTTCTGTAAACTCCAAAATAAAAGGATATTGCGGTTGAATATCCTCATCGGGATAATCTAAATTTATATCTGTGCTGCCAAATTTTCCAGTAGCGTATAATGTATCGTTTTTATTGACATTAAACGAAAATGACGGAGCTATCAGCGTTGATGATCCGTATGCAGCCCATGGTCTAGTTACCGATGTTGTTATTTTTGATACCTGTTCTGAGTTTCGTTGCAGCACAAGCTTAATATTAGCGATTACATTTCCTGCTGTATTGTTTGTTAATATGGCTTTGCCCGACATTTTTAACAACATATCTTTTAGGCAAACGATACCTGTGCTATCATCATTAAATTTAAAAGCTGACGTTGAATAGTCTGTAAATAATGTGTCGTATTTAATGGTTACCCAATCAGTGCTAGGTATTATTGTGCAGTCTTTAACCGCTACTTGTACTTGATGTAGAGCGTATAATGTTGAATCTATCTGTAGATTATTAAAAATTCTAACCGTATCCGGATCAAACTTAGCTATTTCGTTATCTTGATATGCTATTTCGAAAATATTACCTGTTGTTGTTGTTGGTATGCCATTTATCCGCGCTTGATAACTATCTGCTGCCCCGTTCGTCCTAAAATGAATACCTGCTGACGTGTTGTATAATAATAACCCATCTTCTTCTAATTGCATATAGTCGTTTATAGTAGAGTATCCTAATCTGAAATAACCTAATGAATTAAACCATCTAAAATCCGATGAATATTGTAAATCTGTTCCTCCTGTATTCATAAAAGGGATTTGTCCGTCTGTTCCGAAAGAAGGAGAATTATAGCTGCTTATGCTGTCGCTTATCTCTTGTCTTATATCTGTCGTTAACATGTAATAGCTTAATGAATCCAGTGTTGTATAATCCAATAAATAAGCTCTTAAAAATTCATTTGTTGTCAGTGTGTCGCCTGTAGATATATTTGTAACCGTACTGTCACTTAATCTTATAAAATTCCTTACGTACAAATCATTAAATTCACCATCTTGCGAAAATGAATTAAATGAAATGAATAATAATATATACAATAACTTTTTCATGAATTATAGTTTTCTTTATAGTTAATAATAAAATCTATTGCGCCGCTTGTTACAGTTACGTATAGTGTCTTTGCTGTATCGTAATAATCTGTAATGGTCGTGGTCTTCGGGTCTCCGCTCGTTGGGGTTCTTGTAGAAATAATATCGCTCGCTCCTGCTGTTGATCCAATCTTTACCGAAGGCGCACCGCTTACCCAAATTAAATCTATTGATTCCAATTTAGAATCGGCAGGAATGACAACCGTAAAAGCTGCACTCTTATTTGCCTCTCTTGTTTTTGTAGAAACTGCGTTCTGTATAGATGATATAGCTGCATTTGTTGCAGAAAATAAAGAAGTAAATTCTATTCTTTTAGTTGTGTATTTGCCGCCACCAATTGGTACATTTGTAAATAAATGAGTTCCTGATGTTGTTGTCGTAACATCCCTGTCGCTACCTTTTTGATCTACTGTTGCCATTTAGTCAAATATAAAGTTATTGCCCTCATCATCAAATATAAAGTTATTGCCCTCATCATCAAAGACAAAGTTAACTATTTTCTGTACATTAACAAAATCATTATTAGGCTTTATGGAATTTAAGCTGTAATAATCTTTTATTTCCTGATTCCCTAATCCCTTATTATTAATTATTAGTTGCTGTTTGGTTTCTAGTTGGTCGGATATGGAAATGTTATTATCCATTGAAACTTGAATTAAATAATTTAAAGTCCCAAATTCTTGCAACGTTATGTCTGTCATGCTTTGACCTTTCTGAACTGTTACCATACTACCTTATTTTATCTGCGTCAACTCCAATTGCTAATTCATCGCCTACGCCAGTTATGTTTAGTTTTTTAATATTGTAATTGTCTAGCTTTAGATTTTCCCTTATCAATTTTCTTTCTAGTGGAATGTTCATTGCTCCATATAACTTTCGCCTAACTCCATAGCCTAGTTTTGGAAATTCGTAAAATTGACCTTTTTCAGATATCATTATAGCCTCAATGTTTTGATCGTCCGATTGCCCTATTTTAAAATCACCATTCTCAATAACTAAGTCGTTATTTTCGTCTAATACCAAATCATAACTTATCATATTAATGTTTTATTTTAGTGTTTTCATAGTCGTTTTTATTGAAACTAGTAAAGTTTTGAATAAATGGGGTGGGAATTCCCGTAATACCCGTCCCAACAGTAACACCCGTATGTGTATGTGTATCTAATTTAGTTTTTAAGCTTGTTATTTCATTTACCAAGTCATTTAACTTACCTGTTAGTGCTTCTATTTTTATTAATCCACCTAATGAGCCATCATTAAAAATGAACTGATCTTGTATGGATGTTATATTTGTTGATTTTATTACAATGTCGCTTATTTCTGTCCATGCACTTACAAAAGCGTTTTCTTTGCCTGTAAATGTTACAATTACTAAACTTCCAACGGCAGGAACGACAAAAAAACCTTTTGAGTCGCTTGTTATTGGCTCTTTTTCTGAATTTATAGATATATCTCCCTCTAAAAGAACTTCTAATATATCAGCACTGCCATCTATAGGAGAGCAGTCGCAAATCTTTTTACTTGAATCTACACTTTTTACCGTACAAACTTTAGAATAAATCTGATTCTCTTTACCCCAAATATCAATAAAATCAAATAATATATCTTTTGTTTCACTCATAACTTTTTATCTAATTCTATTCTTTGCCTGTACCCATCTTGCCCGAAAATAATATTCACAGCCTTGATTAAATATTTTCCGTTTTTTTCTGGATATTTAAAATCTATTATTTCCGCTACATCCCCATGCTCCATTGCAGGCTCTCCAAATGTTGTAAATTGCCCTTTATATCCTGTGTAATTTAAGTTAGGCAACCATCTTTCGAGTAATTCCGTTAATTTTACTTTTGTTAAGCCAGGGATATTCATTGTATTTAAATAGCCTGTCGGGTTTGTTTCGGATGTTTTTATTTGCCCGTTTTCATAATAAGTATATAATTCAATTTTTGTACCGTTAGATTGTTGACTAACCCCGTAAGCTATTGTTTTTAAGTCCGTTTCGTCTGTAACTTCTAAATTAGACCCGTTAATTATGTTTTTTTGAAAGTGAAATTTTTTTATTGTTCCGGCCCCTAAATATGGCAACCCAACATTTAAGACCCCATCTTTATTCCATGAATATAATTTATAAACACTCCTTAGTTTCTGTAATAAATCAATCATTGTTGCGCCTTTCTGAATTGAAAAGCCGCCTAAATCTGCATCACTTACATTATATTCGCCTGTATAATTGTCTTTTATTAAAGTCTCAAGTGAAACCCTTTTTTTTGTGTAGGATTCTAGAAATTGCTGCTTAAGTTGATAACTTTCATCTTCGCACATCACCTTTAATGGCGATTCATTTACTAATTTACTCACATACCCTGTAAATCTTGTAACCAAATTGGGAAAATATCCGATTTTTATAGTAACAGGGTCGTTTACTTTTATAATGTCTTTGATTCTGATATTTTTTTTTCTTAAATTATTTGGCAGATATATTACAGCCGTATCTGTAAATGTTTCCCAACTACTTCTAATTTCACAATTAATTACATATGAAAACTTTAACGATCCTATTGTTATTGCCGAATATAATCTTAACATTATCCTGCTGTTATTTGCAAATCTGCCAATGCTGTCATTAATTCCTCTTTAACTGCATTCCCTGCTGCTGTAATTCCTTCTGTTATTGTTGTTGTATTAACGGTTTCGATTCCTGTTAGTTTCTGAACTGTAATATTAAAAACTTTTGGGGCGGCGGCGGTTATTTTTGTTGTTAGATCCTGTTCTGACAAATCTTTTAATTCATCCAAGACTTTCTCTTCGTCTGTTTTTTTTGTTCTTTTTTTAGGATTTAAGATCTGATCCCTATATTTCCCAGCTATTATAATCAATTCTTTAAACTTCTCCGTCTGTTCGTCGATCCTTCTGGTTTCGCTTTTTCTAGTAAACGGGTTTCTTAAGTTCCTACGTTGCCTTTTTAGTGAAATTAACGACCCTTCGTAATCTTTTATTAATTTTGTTGCTATTTTTACTTTTTCTTCTACTGTTTCGGCTTTATCTATAAAAAATTTATCTGATTGCTCAAACGCTTTTTGTGCCTCACTCCTACCTGCCTCTGCTGCTGTTTTATTTAATTCGTCTAATTTTTCTATTGCCCTTGTTAATCCTTGAACCGTATTTCTTAAAACTTTTGATACATTCCCCTCTCCTTTATTTAGGTTCAACACGAAACCCTCCCATGCCGACCCTAATCTTTTTACGTCTGAATTTAGGTTGTTTGTATTTACGCTTGCTTGTTCGTATGCTATGTTTGTATCTGTCATAGCAATAGTTAATTCACTTAACCTGTCCTTGTTTTTTATTAATGTTTGAGCCGCTATAACATTTTGTCTACCGAACATTTTTGTTAGTTCTGTTACATCATCCTGAATAGGGGCGAGGTTCTCTAAAGCTGTTGATAAGCCCACTATTTTAGGATTTAACTTTCTATCAGTTGACGCTCCAAGCTTAAGGAATACATTTCTAAGCATCATACCCGCCCTTTGTCCTTTTAGGTCTTTTGCTGATAATGTCTCAACCGCTGCCGAAGCTTGCTCTAAGGATACCCCTAAAGAATCAGCTACACCTCCAAATTCTTTTAATGATGCTGCTAAGTCGGGTATTTCTGCACTTGCAAATTTCGAACCTGCTGCAAGTACGTTTATTGCTCTACTTGATTGGTCTGCCTCTAATCCAAATTGATTTAGAGCGCTAGTTAATGCCAATGCAGCTTCCGGCAATGTTAATCCAGATGCCTCGCTTAACGCTATAGCTTCTTTTGTTGTTGCTGTCAAAGCCTCTTTGTTTTCCAGTAACTCAGGTTTGGCAGAGGCTATTAATTTAAAAGCTTGAACGGTTTCGATAGAACTTTTTGTTGTTGCCTTACCTAATTCAATAGCTTTTGATTTTAAAAAATCTAAATCATCACCAGTTGCGCCCGTAATTGCCGATAAGTTAGATACGGCTTCCTCAAAATCTGCAATTTTTTTAACCGAATTAACTAATACGCCCCCAACCGCTGCAAACGTGACAAATCTACCCATTAAACTACCTATTGACTTTTCAAATTTTTGGGTTTGCATATTGGCGGTAGCCATTTTAGATGAAAACTTATCCCTTAAATTAAGTACATATGTTACTTGTTCGTTTGCCATTTATTCAAATTTTAAAGGTAGTTGGGCAATCGGTATAATCCCTTGTTTTGATAAATAAATCAAATCATTCCAATATCTTGCTAAGTCGTCTACTGGTGATTTGCTTTTCATTATATCCTGTTTAAAATAATATAGGATTAAAGCCATTTTTTGCCTTAATCCTATATTTTCACTATTGTGCTTATAAAGAATTACTTTTTTTTTATTTCGATATCTAAAGGCAAAACATATTCGGATAATCTTTGACACACTAAAAGTAATATTTTTGGATTCTCCTCAATTATAGGGTCGAATTCCACGCAGCATAATTCCCATATTACTTTTCCTGCTGTGGCTAAACTTAACCTACCTTTAGAATCGTAAAGTTCACCTAATGCCGCAACTAACTGATCGAATTGAGGTTCTTGTATTTCGTATTTGTAAGTTTTAAATTTACCCTCTAGTTCTGCTATTTTTTCAGCATCTTTTTTAAGATTAAGCAAAGATATTTCTTTTTTCAAATCATCGTTACCAAACTCGAAAGTATAAATGTCGCTTTTCCTTTCTTCTATCCTTACTGCTTTATCCATTATCTATATTTTATATGTGAAGGTGTGCCCGTGAAAGTTCTCTTTATATCAGTATCTCCTTGTGTTGTCTCTACTCCATCGTCTGAAAATTCAAAATTTTTAATAATGTGAGTTACTGGCTTTTGAGGATTTCCAAAAACTATCACAAAATCAAAAGGAGGAATGTCTAATAAATTACCGTTTGGTGCTGCGTCCCTTAAGGCTTCTGTATCGTTCATTGATATATCAAACGATGCGGTGTAAGTTTTTGCGCCCCTACCTCTCGAAACTGGCTCGTTGCCTGTTCCGTAATTATTCTCCTTAGTCTGCTCTGACGTATAATTTATAGCCGAAATACTAGGTAATGGAACACCTAAAGCTAGTGGCGTAATGCTCACGTAATCGTATGCTTGTCCGTTTATTAATGGTTGACTCATATCTTTTATTTTTTTCCTATATTAACAGCAAAACCAATATTTACAGTAATCTGCCTTGCTACGCCTACAGGTGAAATTTGTAATGTTAGCACGATTTCGGAAGAAGTTAGGACATCTTGATCTGGATCAATAAGCACTGAATTTGCTGGTAAATTGCCGTCTGGATTAGTGTTTATATTTCCAAGATTCGCCATATTTTCCAAAGCTTTAAAAGCATCGTTTTTAAAATCCTCAATAGTTGCCTGGCTTAACTTTCCTGTATCTGCATCAGCATATAAAGGTGAGCTAATTTTAGGAACTAGATTTTCACGGACTAACCTTGCTGCCTTGTCGATTGTTCGCATATTTTCAACATACGCATAGTCGCTTGTTATAAGTGTAGACGTTGGCGCATCATTAAAAAATGAACCTACAATATTAATTTCACGTGTAAGGTATAAATATCCTTTATTTGTTAATTCGGTTAATGTTGCGTTTGATTGTATATCATAATCTTCGCCAGTTGCAAATTGCAGTCCTTCATATTCAGAGCCGTGAATTTGGTTAAAAGCACCTCTCCAACCTAGATTCTCATGCACCGCCGCATTTGCCTCTGTCCCTAAAGCTGCTCCCATGTTAGTAATAGACTTACTTATTATACCTGCCAATGCTCCACCGTTGCCGCCTTTGTCTTCGCCGATAACTACAGTTGCGTTTTTGGAATCTAAAGCTCTCATATCTGCTAATGCTGAAAGTGTTGTTCCCGAAAAGTCAGCCGCTAATAGAACATTTGACAAAGGTTGATTTTCAACTTCCAGAGTAGTGCAGTAAGTTTGTGATCCTGTTACCATGCTAGAAGCAAAAGGATCAGGGATATATACGCCACATTGCCTAATTTTACCGCTCGAATAATCTTGTAACAATTTCAACTCTGCACCTGTGTAAGTTGTGTAAATTCCTATATACAAAATGCCTTGCGCAAAACCTGTTATTTGTTGGGCAAGCGCAAAAAATTCTGAAACGTGATAATAATTAATAGCCGTTACCGATCCCACACCACCAGAAAATTGCGTTACTGTACTCGTCCCTGTTCCTGTTGATGCCGCCGCTAATCCTGCCGTATTTATCGAAGCCCCTTTTTTATCTGCCGCTATAATTGCTACCTTTGAAGCTACAGCGTTTGTTGCCGTATAGCCGTGATTAATAGTATTAAGATTAAGATTGTTAAATAAACCTGTCGCTATTAATACTGTCGTGTCTCCACTTTGCTCTGTATAAGTTGCTAAAACAACCGCACTTGCGCCAGTTGGCGTTATGGTTATTGTCCAAACGTCACCAGTAGCCCCTGCTGCTGTAATTTCAACATTGCCGCCTGTCGCTTTAGTTTCGTCAGAATGCGTGTTATTTATACCCAAAGCCTCTGCTTCTGCTAAAGTAGTAACCTTTTTAATCCTGTCAGATGTGCCAAAACCGCTAGGCAAAGTGGCTTGTTTGAAGATCATGCCTGATATGTAATCTTCGCCCGGCTGTTGCCTGCCTAAACCGCCTGGTAGTCTATTTACTGTTATTTGACCCATTTACTTTAATTTTAGGTGTTTGAGCTTTATTTTTCTTAGCCTCTTTTGCTGCAAGTTCTGCTGATTTTCTTTCTTCTGCTTCTTTTTCAGCTGCCTCTTTTGCTGCAAGTTCGTAATCAACTAAAGAAATGTGAAAGTATTTTTTTTCTGTTTTGCAGTAATGCCTTACATCGCCTTCGTTGTCGAAAAAATGCTTATCCTCTGTGGCAAATATCTCTTTTCTATCTTCGTTAGATTCGAAATATTGCCGTGCTAACTTCATTAATTCCTTTTTATTCATAATAATAAAGTTTTTAAAAAGGAGGTTTTACCCTCCCTTATGCGTTCGTTTCTACTAAAGCTACAATTCCTTTTTGGTCAGGTCTGTCATATGTCGCTCCAAATCTTACAACTGATTCAACAATAGTTCCACCTAAATATCCCGCAGGTTTTCTATTAATAATAGTCTCTGCATGCCCTTCGGCATGTCTTACCATTGATTTATGAAAGAAAATAGCCGCTGCATTATCGGTAGTTGCTAGTGTTTCGTCAACTGTTCTTTTTGTGGTTGCATCAACATTATACATAATTCCAGTTGAGCCTACATCGTTGTTTCTCATTAATAGATTCATGCCTAATATATAGCCAATTTCTCCATTTTTTAACTTAGATAATTCGCCTGTTTTGTCAGAATCAACAAACTCATTGATATTAAGTAGATCGTCCACCATATCAGGGGTAAGGATTCCCCATATCGAACCCCTTCCCATGTCTGGTAAGTTCATTCTATTAAACAAGTTCCTAACATCTAGCATGTTTGCTTTTACGATCGGCTTTCTATTTCCAGTTGTTCCAGTCACTGCCGTTGACCTACCTGTACTTCCTGTAGTTCTTACTATGTTTGTTGATAAAGTTGCTCCCCATTCTGTAGCTGCTATATTAGCCGCCCTTGTATTCAGCGACATAGCTAAAGAATTAGCAAGGTCTGTGAATTTACTGTAATTTAATACAATATCCTCTTCTCTGGTAACTAAGTACGGGTTCGTGTACAGCTGTTCAACTGGATATGATTTTTTCGTATCTGTCCTAGTGTTAATAGCTAGTGGTAGTGTTGGGTTTCCGCTTTTTGCTGCTCCTACGTCCCCAGAAACAGGTATCTCTACAGTTTCAACGCTTGCGCCTATACCTGTTTCTGTCCTTGATTTCTTGTAAAAAGAATTATCAGGGAATAGCTGCTTTTGTAGCTCTTTTGAAAATTTAATTGGATTTATTTGTGCCATGTTATCTTATTTTTTAATTTTTTACGCTAAAGTTGTCCATTCGATAGTGATTGTACCTGAAATTGGACAAGCTGCTTCACCTGATGCTGCCCATCCGTCTGCTACGTTAAAGTAAACAGTGTGCGCTGCTGCTGCTTCAATAGCAAGTCCCGTACCTGCTGTTGGTGCGGTAGTCTTAATTGATGCCGTTCCTGTGCAGTTTGTTGCGGTTTGTCCTGTTATAATATTTTCAAACGTTGCTGTTCCGCTCAATACTGCCACCGCTCCGCTTGCAACTACTGTTCCGATACCTACATCTGGCGTATCTGCGTCAATATTTCCATCTGCTGCCGTTAGTGCCATACTCATATAGGCAGAATTGATTACATGTGCCCCTGCGGGTAGGGTGTACATTAATGTGCCTAGCCCAAGGTTTGCACCTCCCGCTATTGCGCCTAATGTCGTACTTACTGTTAATACGGTTTTGTGGTTTACTCCGTCTCCGTACTCAACGGCTGTAACTCCTGTTGCCGCTGTTCCTGTTCCTAATGTAGTAAGTGGTAGTTGATTTGTTCCACTAGTTCCAAAAGGTTGTCTTATTGTTGCTGGTTCTGGCATATCTGTAATTATTTATTCCAAGCGTTAAACATTTTGTCAAATCTTGCTTTCTCTTCGGTTTTAATCCTTTTTAATTCAATAGAATCGTTTTCACACAAGTTTTGATATTCTTCTTTTAATTTCTCGTCAGTTGTTTTTTTTGGCTCTCCTGCGTTGTTATTGATTTGATTTAAAACATTAGCAGGTTTTTTCGGCATTCCATCCACGATAGCCCTAAAAGCTTCAAGCCCTATTTTAGTGGCATTTTCAATAACACTTTCTTTGTTTTCTTCTAAAAACATGCCTATTTCTATTTGAGCATTTACATAACTCTCAATGGCTTGATTTTTAAAAGTTTTCACTTCTTCTTTTAGGTTATTGATCTCAGTGTCTTTTTCCCCTTTGGTTTTTTCCAAAGCAGAAATTTGATTTTTGGCTAATTTCAATTCACTCCTATCCTTCTGAGCTGCTTTAAGGATAGCGGTTTCGTTAGCCTCATCGGTTAAATTGAAAAATTTTGTTAAATCGCTCATTTTGTTAATTTTTGGTTTATCTATAAATTTACTTTTATCGTTACATATATTCATTATGTCAACGTATGACATATTTTTAGTTATTGCAGGTTTTGATTTACTTTTAGCTATTTCATCAATCATTCCCAGTTCTAGCATTTCGGCAGAACTTAAAAGTATATCTTCATCCATTTTTTTAGAAGCTACACTTCTCGTCATGCTTGTATTATTTGTGTATATGTCGAGTATTGAATTTTTGAATTTTACTGCATTATCCTTTCCTTTTCCGTCATCCATGTCATTTAATGAAATGCCGTTGTATGATGGATTATGAATTACGCCCAGTCCGTAATCATATGAGATTCTTTTATTTCCTGTAGTAAGAATCACATTTGCTATACTTCCTGCCATCCCTTCGTTTATAGTATGTATTTCTGCTTTACTTTCTATGTTTGCTGCTATAATAGACATACCGTTTATTATATTGCCACCTACACTATTAATTCTTTCTCGAATTAAAGTTGCCCCAATTTCGTTTAAAAACTTTATCTCTGCCGCTATTTGATCGCCATCTATCTTTTGACCAACTACGCCACTTAATAAAATGTCATAAACTCCTTCGCCTTGATTTGTAAAATACTTTAATTCCATACTAAAATTTTGTATAAAATTATTAATTTATATCCTGTTTTTCAAATGTAATCCATTGTATATTAAGTAATTATACATATGTCATTGAATTTAGACATATGTCATTACTTGTATAGCCCAAAATCAGTAATTAATATATCTGTATTTGTACTATATACAATTAATACTTTAGCGTTCATTGCGTCTAACCTGTCGCAATCTACTATATCCGTGCTGCCATCTTCGAATTTTACGCTTACATTTCCTGATGGTGATGCTGTTTTTAATTTAAATAGCCCTGCTTGTTCTAGTGTTTGATTAAACACATAGTCTACTTTGCCTGTTACTTGGTATAATATTTCCGATCCATTCTCTGCTCTTGTTGTCATGTTGTTATTGTTTAATTTATTGTTAATTTTACCGGTGCTGCATCTGTTTTATTGTTGCTTACGCCACATTCTGTACCCATTGTGGTGAAAACTATATTCCAAATTCTTACATTATCGTTTGTTGTGTCATCATTTTCTGATTTTCGTTGTAATGGCGTGAAATTATCACCCCGTAAATTTGCTAATTTCCTGTAAACCGTGTTAAATATGCTTAAATCAGTTTTCCAACTTACATTATCATTTTCAAAAGAATGTTGGGCTATTCTTACAGTTATCTCAAAATTCCCCTTCTGCTCCCTTGTTGTGTTTTGTTGATGACCCACCTGCATATTATCTTTCCATTCTATAGACGAAAAGTAGAGCCACGCTTGTGGATAATTAAGTTGCTGTTCTTGCGTTACATCGATATCCTGCGAATTATACTTAAGAACGTGTTTTAATTCTGCAATTTCTTCTAAAGCCGCTTCGATAGTCGTATATATGTCGTATTTTACATCTTCTGTCATTTTCTCATTGCTTTTTTAACCATTCTATTCAATAGTTTCATATTTTCCTTATTCAACTCTCTTGAATGTCCTATAAATTCCCTTTGCGGCATTTTTCGCCCCAACCTGTCCGTTATTCCTTCGTTATGTCTGCGAGCGTAAGGAATTCGCCTTGTTCCTAGTATTATTTTTCCTTCTTTGGCTGATATTACTTGCAGATCCCTTCTTAACGCTCCTGTATCTACTAATATCGCCCTTCCTGCGTCTCTTTTTGCCGTTGGTTTTCTTTTTCTCCAACCGCTCTTAGAGTCATTAGTTTGCCCTCCTCCTTTTCTAAAACCTTCTAAATAGTGATTTAATGAATTTTCGGCAATAACTTTTGGAGCTTCTTTCTTTAGTTGTCGAAACTTTTTACTTTTTCGCCCAAGATCAAATTTTCCCGACACTCTTTTTAGACTCATTTTTCAGGTGTTTTAAATCCAAAGTTGTTTTTTAGCATAGGTTTAAATCTCTTTTCAACCTTAAAATATGGGTGCTTGTTTTCATTAAATATATAGTCTACTTTACCTGCGTTAACGCTGAATAATTTATCATCGTTTCTTTTTACTCCCTTTAAGCTTGATTCTTTCCCTTCATGTAATCTTGTAACCGTACACCTGCAATTGAACCCATTTACGGGCATAGTAGTATCCCAAAACGAATCATTTACAGGTCTTACTATTCCATCCCATTGTGCGTGTTCGTCTCTTACTCTTTCATCTGCTGCCGTTACGTATTTAAGATAAGGTAATAGCTCTTGTTCATCTTCTATTTTAATCCATTTATCAGCACTTTGAGCCATTCCGAACGCCGTGTCTTGTTCTGTTTTTAACCAGTGCACGTTATATGTTTCATTTATTTTTTGCCCAAACTCCCTGAATTCCTTAAATGGTCTTTTTGATCCATCATTCTTAAAAATAAACATTGACATATCCTTAACCTCCTGGAATGTCTTTGCGCCTGAAAATACAGATATATTATTTTGATATGCCAATGCTTTATTTGCTTTAAAACTACCCTCTTGGAAATCGCCAACGCCGCCGCCAAAACCATTATCTACCACTCCGATTAATTCCGAGTATGTAAATTCAAATATCCTTTTTGGCAAACTAAATATTGATATTTCACCTTTCCAGATACCCCTTAATATTTTCTCTATCTCCTTGTTGGTTATTGGCATCATGTTTCGTATTGTACCGTTATCCACCCTCTATTGTATCCTGTTGAGTCGAAATTAACACTTGCAAAAAAACTGCCCGTAGGGCGTGTTAGTACTATGTTTGTGGCATCTATAGAAGATATTCCAGCTGCTACGGGGATATCAGCACCGCCGCATTTTTTATTTATATCATAATAATTCACATCGCTATCATCTCTTATTATTACATTTACACTTCTTATATTTTTATAATTACCAATTCCATGCGCCACCGTTATGGTTGAAGTCGGCACGCTGTTCATATTCCAATCGCCTATTTCAATAACTGTAGTTGTTAGATTTGCAATTGTAGTTGGCTCTACAAATTTAGTCCCTAATCTTACCGCTGTTAAATAAGCTAAGCTTCCCGAACCTGCTGTTATGGTCGCCCTATGTTTCGCCCACGTTTGACGTGGTGTCCCATCGTTAAACGTCTTATTTCCTCCGTTGTCATAAGTTGTAACTTTTTCAAAATGCGTACCTGTTTTTGAATGTGCGTCAACTTGTAGTATCTCACCGTCTAACATAACATATCCAGCCGATATAGCCGGATTTCCAGTAACGCCTTGAATTATATAATTATCACCAAAAGCTCTAAATGAATTTATTGAAGCGTTTTTATTTGCCTTATTATTCCTATCTAAATCATCAAAATTTATAGCAGGTTCGCCGCCTGTAAAAGTTATTTTCTCGTTCATATCCTAAAATGTTACTATATTAAATGTTTTAGCCGCCTCGCTATAATTCTTAACCTGCCTTGTTACTGTGTCGGCATTAAATCCAACTACAAGAGGTATGTTGATAGTGAAATTATAAGTATCTGGTATTGATTCACCTTGTAAATAAAGGCTAAAAGGAACATCCGCCGCTTCGCCTTGTAAATACAAGCTTAGAGGCGTTGGATCTACTTCTCCTTTTAAATAAAGGTCGACATTTTGCGCCCCATTTACTATATTGTTTTCTGTTATAAATATACGCCTATCTACTATGTCGTAAGTCTTATTTAAATATTCCTCCAAGGCGATGTGTTGACCTGTATAATCAAGATATGATTTTATTGCTCTTTGGTAATCAAATAATAAATCGTTCAACTCTTGAACAGGTGCTAATATTGACCTAATGAAAGGGATTAATTTAGACTCTAATCCTGCCTTTGTCTTTCTCCAAAAACTTGGCGTTAAATTTTCACCTACATTAAACCAATATATGTCAAATATACTCATGTTGTATAGCTTATAGTTGTACTTAATGGGAAGGTTGGGTCAATCTTCATATATCCCGCCGTACTATCGTATGTTTGACCAGACGCCGCCAGTATATCCGAATATGTGCCGCCGTCTGGTTTTGCTTGTATATCCGTAGCTACTGCATTTAATACGCCAGTGGCTTCCGCAATTGCAGAAGTTAGGCTTAAAACCTTAAGTGTTCCGTTAAAATCTTCTGCTTGAAATGTCTGTAAATAATCATCTATTGCATCTTCAATAGGCTTGGTTACACCGTCACTTATCAATGTTCCTGTACTGTCCAATAGCTCAGGATCATAAGTAATATTATAATAAGCTTTCATTAAGTCAGGATCAGCAGAAATGAACACTAAAGGCGTACCTGCAAATCTTTTCGACTTCCAATAATCTTCAAAAGACGCTAATTCCCCTGCCGTTAACGGCTCGGCTATTCCGCTTGTTATTTTGGCTGCTTTAATAGTTATTAATCCTGCTGATTCGCTAGCCGCAGCCAACTCAACTACTCTTTTATCTAAATCTACAACAGGGTATACAACTGCTTTGCCGTTTAATGTAACAGTATCGCCGTCTTCGTTGATATAAGTATCCCTATATACAACTTGGTCGCCATATTGGAATAATAAACTCTCTGCTGCGTACCATCTTAAAACACCTGTTGGCAGTTCTAGCTTTCGCTCTTCCACATCTTCCTGTAAAACATCAAATAAATCCTCGATTACTTTTATGGCTACGGCACATATAAAAAATATTAAATTCCAAATAGCTACCGAGCTTGTGGAGGTAAGATCGCTCAATCCGCTTTCGGCGTTTTTTTGGTCAATCATTGATTGTTTTATTTCCGCAATTGTCCTAGCCATCTATTTTAGATTTATACATGTTACTAACTTCGCTCATGATTGAGCCTATCTTATTTTCAGGCACATTAATAATCGTTTCATCTACCTTATAGCCCGTTTTCTTGTTTACCTCCTCGGTGTCAACGCTAAATCCCGACCTACTTAAGCTTTCGATATTTTTAACATGGTCATTTATAGTTAATTGCTCCGAAAAGTCCCACTGTCCGTAAATATCCTTACCTTGACTTATTAGTCCAAGTTTTTTCATTCGTGGGAATAGTTCTTTATTTACAATTTTTGCAATTGTAAGCTTATCTGAGAATATAACGCCATCCATTACATCTTTATGGACATTTGCCGCCCCCACATGCGCTTTTTCATCTGTTGTTCCTGTTTGTGACAATATTATTTTGCTTATCGCCGCATCGCATTTGTCAATAAGCATTCCGTAAATATTATGCGGATCGCTGCCGCCCTTTTGTTCAATCAAATCAATTTCATCGTCATAGTCGCCTATTATATAATGTGCCCCTAACTGGTTTTCAAATGAGTCTATAAGATTTTGCCGTCTTTCGTTATCTGCCAAATTAGTTTTTGCACGCCTTAATGGCATTCCAAACCTATCGGCATGTTCAGACCATGAGCCGAATACGCCTTTGTAAATTACATATTTTGCACACTTGTTCAGCAATCCTAAATCAGTTTCAGAACCTACGCCGATTGTCCAATTTTTATAAAGGTCGTCATCTATACTGATAGAGTTTTCTTCTGTAAACGAATAATTGTAATTTTTTAAAATAGCATGATAATAAGGGATTAAGTTTTCCTCTGGTATTTTTTCAACCCAATCAAATTTATTATCAATAATATCACCTAGTTGTATCACTTCATATCCGTAGAATATAGCCAATTCAACAATTGTCATAAACTCACGAAACCAAGGCAATGGATAACCTTTAGGATCAAGAAATTTAGCCGTTTCCTCCTCATCAATCTCTCCATCTTTACCCATTATTGCAAACGATCCAGAAATAGCTTTATTAATTCGCGCTTGCATCGCTGAAAAAACTTGGTAATCATCAACGAATCCCTTATATCCTTGTATTAATTCTTCCCTATCCGGATTGTCGATATCTTCCGCATTTTCAACTATATCATTCCATTCTCCAATATTTGCGGAAATCCTGTCCAATGTTTCAGGGTCAATATAATGATATGTATTTGCTTTTTTAGGTAGTTTTTTTGCTATATTTTCAAACTTCTCTTTAACACCTTTGTTAACTTGTTTTTGTATGTACCTGCTTAGTATATTCATTATCTATAAGCTGTTTGGGGTGAACTGCCATAACTAAACCTTTCCGTATTCTGTTCCGACTCTCCGTCGTCATCAAG